GTGGATAGATCATTTCTGGTTTGGCAGCATGGTCAAGAGCAGTGTTGTATGGCACCCAATTGGGGTTCATCTGAGGTGGACCAAAGTCAACTTTTGGTTTAAAAATTTCTTTGACAAAGGGCTTGAGAGGACTGTCGATAACGCGCGATTTGGTCTGAGCGCGAACGGCGGTGCTACCATAAATCTCAAAACCGGCAGTAGCATCAAAAGTGCCGGCATGGGCTTTCTCGTGAGATCTCGGAGTTTTAAGAACCTCAATTCCATACTGAGTTTTTGGGAGAGTGCCCCCACTAGCTCCAAGTGGAAATTTGGACTGGAGATAGGCAAAAGCTGCATCGCTCTGAGCACGTGTTATAGTGCCTGCAACACAATCCCAATTCCCAGTATGGATACTCAATTTGTTTCTCTCTTTCTTACTCCCAAGAAAAAGTGCAAGTAGAGCGGGCTGTTTGCCTGCTCCAATAATCATTGACGAACAAGATCCTTGCGTAGCGACTTCATGCTTGGAAACAAAAGAGCAACCAGGGAAAGACATTTGAGTGTGGGCTTGAGTACCAAAAGTAGCCAAACTCTTTTCGACAAAGGGTTTGGTTTTGTGAGAACGCCAAAGGATTTTAATGTCAGCCGTACCTGTGGGCAATCCGAGAGGTAACCACTTACGGATATCTTTCGCGTCGGGACAATTGGGGACAAATGCTGCCACAAAATCAGTACCAGGGAAATGGTACACGCTATCAAATTCCGCAATAAAGGGACGGATGGTGCCACCGGGTGTGTTGTCATCGTGGCGTTGGAGTGAAACAGTCAAGCAAGGATACGGTTCAGTCTTCATGTTGGCATCCTTGTAAAAGTTGTGTCGAGGGAAGACAACCACGTATTTGGTGAGGCAAACTACTGAAGTGACCGCTTTTGTGCCATCATTACGGTGGAATGTGCCACCCCATAAGGCGGTGGCAAGAATGGGTTCAACTTGAGAAAGGACCGCAGTCTTCGAAGCATCAGAAGTGGTAACTTTGAGGCTCTTATGACCAAACATATTGTCAAGCCATGAAGGTTGTGCATCGATCGCCTCTTTGGAGAGTTCGTCCGTTTCACTTGAACGAGGTCTACCGTAATCTTTGTACAACCTGAGAAGTGTAATCCCAGCACCAACTCCAAAAATAACACTTGAGACTCCGTAGCGCGAATCGCGGAAAGCAACTATCGCACTTGGAAGAGCGTCTCGTCTAGAACTGAGTTCAGTCCACATAGAATTGATCAAACAACGTTTATAGATGTAAAAACAAGCACTAATGAACATATGAATTGGTGAAGAGACGAAAAGTCCAACGGGAAAAGTGAAAAAGAGGATGATATGTAACAGCCACATGATTCGGAAAAAGAAAGAAACGTGCCAGCTCAAATCCCTTGTTACGCGACGACCATAAGCACGTGTGATGCAAGCTTGGACTTTGGGGTTCTGAACAACAAAATCAGGAACAATTGTGAGCAGGATAGGCGTGGCCTTATCGAGCAACATATTCTGTGCAGTTTGGGCCAACTTCTTTGTTGCCATCTTCTTGATCATCGGGATCTCGCGACCACCAAGCAAAAGGAAATTACCAATATATTGGGTGGCTACTTGACCAACGAAGCCTGTGACAGCCTTGTCAATTTCAAAAGAGCGTGGAATGGCAGTATCATCTTCCTTCTTTTTGAGTATACGCTCTGCTTCCTTGAGAGCACACAAGCACATAAGAGGAGTTCTTTTACACGTACTACATTTAGGTGACAATGGTGTGGAACTGCATCGACAGAAGCCGGGAAGAAGACCACATGCACACAACTTCAATTTGACAAGAGAATTGTTGTATTGCAGATTGGCGGTTTCAGCTTTCATGTGAATAGCAGCGGCTGTGGAAATAACTTCGAGGAAGGTGGAAAGTTTCATTGCACTACAATCGACAGGTTTACCGTCTTGAGTGACACCCTTATAGGTGATGAATTTGTATCCAGTCGTGCCATCGGTTCTCTTGAAAGTGAAGACTTCTTCAAGTGTGAAAGTCCAAACATCATCCGGAGGAGAATGCAAATCACGATGTAAGAGATTTGGGTGTTTATTGTTGAGCATTACAGAGTCTTTCTTTCTATAGGGCTCATTGACAACCATGGTCACATGCAGAAAACATCGAAGAATAGATTCAGGACAATTAGAATATAATTCACAGTCCATAGTCTTTTTGTTAGTAGTAGCCCAACAGAAATGAGGACGAGGGCGAACGCGACTCTTTTGAGTGACATCAGACATTTCGGCAATGGCTTCAGTGGGATTGACATACTTCTTCATTGGTACAGTATGATTGAATTGAACAGTACCGAACTTGGGGTTAGCAACATCATCAAAGCCAATAGAATCTGTATCAGAACGAGCTTGATCTTCAAATCTTGACTTCATGTCGAGTTGGACACATCTTTCAGGGTCATAAATCCTACCCATTGCACTGAGTGCAGTCTTAGTTAAAAGAGTTGTGAGAGTAGATTTACCAATTGAGGAATCACCAAAAAGACTTATGGCGAAAGGTGTTATGCGCAGTGTGGCAGAGCGTTCGGATTGAATCAACTTTTCGTCAATTTTGGAAAGCTCAACCAATTTTAGGTGCAATTCATGTCCAAGCCATCCATCATAAGAAATGGCTTTCATTCTTCTGCATTGTTCAATTAGCTTACGTACCTTATTCTGGAAAATAGGTTTGTCAGCTTCAGGGAGATTGCCATTAGCAGCAAGTGCTTTTTGGGTCATCACTTCTGTGTAATCAGTTTCAAATTGCTGAATCGTCTGATCCTCAAAAAGAAGAGGTTCAAGAGATCTTTCTTTGATGCATCTGTAACCAGTGGTCCAGAAGTAATCAATCGTTTTGATAACTGCTTCCATGAAATCGGAGCAATCGCGCATATCGCACCATGGGTTGACTTTGAGAATCTGGAAAGTCCCAAGAGTCCATTTGTATCCCTTGAATTCTGAGACAATCATTGAAGCAAAACCGGAAATAACTATATTGATATTATTCAAATTCTTGTTCCTTTTAAGGATTGAGAACTTCTTTGAAAAATCAGTCAAGAAAAATGGAGTGGGTTCATGTTCAAATGCACGAGGGATGTGTTCTTCTTCTGCGTCTTGAAATTGTGAAAAATCTGCGTCGCAGTCTTCGTTAGTAAAGGAAGAAGTGAGGTCCATAATCATTTCTGCTATGCACTTGTCTTTGACATTCATCTTGAGACAAGCGATGCAAGCAACGAGAATGTCGGCAAAATTGCGGGCATTGTAAACCTGATAGGAGAAGATGCCAAAAGATTCAATTAGATTGATCCAGGGCATTGCTTCTTCTTTTTGAATTTCGGACAAATTGGATATTTCTTTGAGAATACGGGCATCAAAAGAGAAAGATTCATTGGAACGAGGTTTACACATGCGGCTTTTATAGCCAGTTTTATTTTGACGGCGCTTCTTACCAGAAGAGGCATCATAGTTGGGACCATGCTTCTTTGTAAAGTTGATAGAATTGTATTCTTTCAAACTTTCGTGGATTCTTGGCTCAAGACGTTTATGGATGGATTCACCAAGCAATTTACGTGCATGGTAATAGTGCTCAGTTTGTTGTCTTGTTGGAGTGAGATTGTGCTGGAGAAGGTCATCATATTGAAGAATAATGCCGTGAATCCAAGCTTCTCTCACGGGGTGGATACCCTTTACTTTAGGGTTACACTCCTTTGCAATTGGAGCGGTAGAACATTGGCCTTCCTCGATTGGAGGAAGGGTGGCAACGTTGGATTCTTGAAACATGCGGGAGGTTTTATCACTCCCAAACAGGTCTCAAGAAACTAACATGCAACTGCATATTAATTTCCGGAGAAATCTGCGGATGGGGCGTAGTACAGAGTAATCTGATTTTAGCCTAGCTATACGTCCAAATACTATATGCTAAAATAATGGATAAAGCTAACGTGGTAACAAGAAACTCACCGGTAAATATCCCCGCGAATTATCGCGAAGGAAAACGAAGTTCATTACGCTTCTAAGATAACGGATATGTAAAAAGCCCACGCCTCTCCATAGGACAGGTCCTACCCGAAGGCGTCCCTAGGGTGGGGGAGATCGAAGTCATCCCCTTAGTGTTGAGGTACTTGATTGTTCAAGCATCCTTTGATTTAATTATAATTAGAGTTCCGGGTACTCTGGTTACATCGGAGGAGTTGAGGGGGTGCATTTGTGCCTTAAGACGATCAATACAAAATCGTCAAATCTAATAGTAAGCAGCGGCCAGGCTGCGGAATAGATTGGCAAAAACGCTCAATTCAATTAAGAAAAGAGCAAAATGTCCTGTACCAAGGACTAAGACTGGTAAGAGTATACCAGAATGGCTTGTGAAGTTGTGGCCTCTAAAAGAGGTTAGCAAAAGCACAAGCTGTTGAATGTAGTCACAGTAAGTCTATAGGACTTAAAGCGACACTAGAAGTCTCGTAGGAGTCGATAAGACACCGTAGAGAACTAGCTCATCTAACATCTTTGACTGACTGTGGGTAAG